GTAGACGTGCCTATTAAAAAAATGTCCGTTTTGTCACGCTTTGCGTAGTTACATTTCTTACACGCAGCTACCAAGTTATCAAGCGTGTCTTCGCCACCTTTGCTCTTAGGATGCACGTGGTCTACCTGGTCTGCTACGTCACCACAGTACGCACAGGTGTACGCATCACGTCTTAACACTTGCAACCTAATACGCTTCCAATGACCAGTAGCTCTATATGGCTTTAGTGCCATCCTTTACCTTTCAAATGTTGTACGGCTTTGCACCAAGAACCATCATATCTTCTATTTATGTATTCATTATGTTTATCTATTTGAGTAAATACATTCCATTTATGAGCGTGCTTACTCATGTGCTGGAACAGACCATACGCACCACTACTCTTATTCACAGCATCAAAGCGCCAGCTACTCTCTCTATGTCCTAGCTCTATAGCGCACTCAAACTCATCCCAATCATTTATGCTGTTATGTAGATAGAGTTTTACATTCATTAAGTTATATCGGTTAAACGGCTTTTCTTCTATTGTTGAGCTGTTAATCTTTTCTGCAGCAGCGAAGCTATATGTCATAGCCACCAGCATTATGACAATAGCCCGCCCTAATGCTGTTCGCCAAAGTGCGCTGCTTTTAAGGCGCGCAAGGCGACTCAGCATACCAAGCCTGTCAAGTTTATTTTGATTTACGCGGGAGTTGTCGGCGTGTCGCTCTCTTTGTGACATGACTCACACCTTTCTCTATTACCATAAATCCACAGGCCACAGCCTATGCAACGATGGATTAGTTTGGGTTCAGTAGCCACTAGCTTTAAGTAAGTAAGCTAAATCAGACAAGGTGAGAACAGCCACGAATTGTTCAACTGACTTCTCACCCTGCCCATTTAGGCGCAGCACACCTACCCCAAGTCCGGTGTCTGCCTTGCGTTCTTGCAATTGGCGCATCAAAGCCGGAAGGTCTAGCTTTGTGCGCGCTTTAATCTCTATATCTAAGCCGTTAATGCCGGTTATATCTGAGCCTTCTCGACCAGCTCCTACAGGTAGTGCGTGTTCCCAGCCTTCTTGTTGCAGGTATTCTGCTACAATCCGCTGAGTTGCATAGCCCCTATGTTTACGGCTTTGTGACATTAGTTAGTCCTAACATGACATGTGCGACATTCACACGGCTTGGCTGTTCCCGCAGTTATAGGCTCGTTACAATTGTCGCATGTGTCAAGGCGTTTGTCTAACACCAGCATTTTCATCACCCCGCAATCAGTTCTTCATCTTCGGGTCTGTATGACCATTTACCACTAGGGTCTAAAATCATCCATATTGACTTGCATTGTTCAGCTTTACGCTTCATAGGTAAAGGACAAGTCCAACCACGATAAGCGCCCTTAGCACCCACACCTTCGCGAAGCGTACGCTGGCCATGCTTACACGTAGGAATAGGCTCGGCAGATAGCACCTGCTGTACCAAATCAGTTGCGTTCTTAAAAGCGGGTTCAACGTCAGCTGGTGGCTCAATCGTTGTATCCCAAACAATCTCTTGCCCTGGGTTTTGTGCATCTAAAAACTCCTTGTGTTCTTTGGTGCGTACGCGTATCGGTTGGTCACCATTTGCTTGACTGTCTTTAACTTTAGCCATTTCAAGGCTGCTCGCTCGCTTTCCTCTAGCAGAAAGACCGAGATTAGCCAGGCATCTTCCAATTGCAGATGTTTCGCAGTTCTCAAACCAAAAATCGCGGTCAACACCACGGTCTTTGCGAGCACCACGCGCATAACCAACAGCGGAAGCCACACTATCTGCATAGGTACGGTACGCCGTAGCTTTGAAGACCACGACTCCTTTTTCTTCGGTGTTCTCAATAAGTTCAGTATGGATAGCGCCATCAGGGTATGTTTCATAGAATTTATGTATCCTCGTGTCAACGTCTTCATAGTCATTCAAATTGAACATTTAGTTCTTGCACTCCTTTTGCGTAGTCAATCTGCTGTTGTAATGTCCATAATTCGCCATTCCAATCCTGAACATAGTTAGTGCAAGACTGGCAGTAGTGTCTGACAATCAGCTTGCCGTGTCGCTTACTGGTTATCTGCCAAACTGCATCTTGGGGAACAATCTTCACTTCGCCAGTTTCGGGAACTCTCACGCTCTTACGTTCAGCGCCCCATCTGCCTTTGCAGTAGTCACACCATGTGCCTCGTGGTGACCTAGAAAGCATCCAAATCATTCCAATCTCGCACCGCGAGTTCTCCTGCGATTGCGGCATAAGCGCAGAAGTCCACCCAAGAATCGTGAACTGATTTAGTTTCCATGATTCTTGCGAGTTTGACCAATGCCATACAGATTGCAACGTCAGTTGGGTCAAGTTCACGTTCCAGGAAGTCTGACCATAGCTTTGCAGTTCGGAGCATTGTGAGGTCGTAATGACCATGCGTTGCGCCTCTTTCTGTAATCGTGTCAGCTGCATCAGTCAATAAGTCTTTCGCTCGCCACGACTTTCCCGCGTTGGTATCCATCTCTATAGCCCCTTTTGTAGTGATTGTTTTTGAAGGTAATAATCCAGGTAAGGAAAGCAAAGCTGAATATAAACGACCAAGCTATCCAAACTAAAACGTCATTGTTCATCATGCCACCTCATCGCTTACATTGAATACGTCTAGGAAGTAAGCAGCTATGGTGTCGCGCGATAATTTGCCGCGCTTTGCTTTAACACCTAGCCGCGCATTTGCGTAGGTGCGTATCTCCTTTGCGTGGATATAGTTCTTGCCATCAGTCCAGCACAAAGTTTTTCTGTCGTATCTAATCACGCCCACTCCTTGTAGTAATCGGTGAGAATGACCCAGCCACCGGCTTCATCGCTTGTAATCTCAAACGACTCGCCAATGCTCTTTAGATATTCACGCGCCAATACAAGGTTGCCGTAAGACATTTCAAACCAATAGGCATATTTCCAATGATAGGAGATGCCACTTTCAAAGCGTTCAGCTCTTGTTTTCCAGTCAACGCCCCATTTCATTGAGGCATCCCACAAGCCGTTGAAATCGTCAGCTGTAAGTTTTACTTCCATTGCCCTAATACCCCTTTCAATTGGTATTTCAATACCCAATTAGAAAGGGTTAAATCCTATTTGTCAAACCTCAACACGCCGATAGACTCAAATAAATCTATGTGGTCGTCAATCGTGCGGTGTATATCCGGCTTCTCATCCATACCGCTTGCCTTCAACTACGAAACTGCCTGACTTATCTATTGGAACAGCTACAGGCGTAGTGCTTTTGCGGTCAACGTAAAGGATGCCAAAGCCCTTTTGCCAGTTAAACGTACCGCGTGTGTAGTAAGCCTGTTTCTCATCCATCAAATGCCCGACTTCAAGCCCTTGTAGAACACGCCCTAAAACGCCCCCAGAAGCCTCTGAGAAGGCCGAAACCCCTAGTCTATGGGTATGACCACACACTACGCTCTTTCCGTGCCTCCTAGCCGCTCCTAAGGCCGTTAAACCGGCATTGTGGTTGATGGCTTGCTCGTCACCGTGAACCATTATCCAGTCATTACTAATCTCGTAGGGCTTGCGGTGAAACTTGATACCCAGGGTCTTGAACCCCATGAAGTTCTCATACTCCAGCTCCGGTAGGCCGATTAGCCCAGGCAGCCTAGTAGCTAAGGATTTATAGAGTCTGTCGGTGTGGTTACTTCTGACGATATGGTTGACCTGTAGCTCATACAAAACGCGCTGGCAAGCATCTCTATCGCGGCCAATTGTGCCTGACCACTCATCGCGCCCACTTGACCAACGTGAGATGGTCTGAAAGTCGAGTTCATCACCCACGCATAAAACATCGTCAGGCCGCCATTTGCGGATGAAGGCGGCAACATTTCGGACTGCTCGCTCATCGTGGAATGGAACTTGCAGGTCTGAAATGACGACTATTCGCTTCATTCATCCTCATCTTCATCATCTTCATAAGGTGAATGGTCGGGATTATTTATTATCCATTCAGGTAGTCGCATGGTTTCTTCGATATACCAGCGCGCATGGTCTTTATCCCAACCAGCTCTGACTAAAGCATCAAAGGCTTCTACAACGCCAGCAGCCCACATATCTATAGGGCGTAGTGGCTCGCGTTTGTCACGCGCAGCTGCGCGCTCTTTCGCCTTACGCCGTGCGGCGCGTTCGGCTTTTGTTGGTTTTCTTGCGGTCATTAGTAAGCAATTCTAAAACCATTGACTCTAGTTTTTCGATACGCGACACGATATTACTCGCTTCTAGTAAGGCGGGAACTTCCTTATGGATAATGTAGCGAAGCCCACCGACAACAAGCGCGCAGGATGAAAGAATGGCCAGGATTAACCCAGCCCAGTCATTCGGACTCACCTTCTGCCGAAGGCGGTATCGTTCTTATTGAGATAGCGAATCGCTACCGGCAACACCGCTGCTATTCCTGCATTGACAATTGCATTGACATCCCAACCCACCGTTGCGTAGGTCGCTAGGGCTGCTGCTAGGAATGACCTTCCCCAGCTTGCGCCTATTCTTTTTAGTTCTTCCATTTATGGGTTCTCCTGTCAGCATTGGGATTTGAAACATACTGCGGTCATCATCGCCCTTCGCAGTAAAGCTAATATGGATATGAGTCTTGTGTGGGTTCAGTCCTCTGTATTTTCTCCATCGGTAATTACCAACCCATGAAGCAATCTTTCCGTTGTAAATAATGTAGGAAATTCGTTTATCATGTCGGGCAAGTAGTCGTAACTGATTCGCAAAGTCGAAAGGCGCGGATTTGTCGGATGCCAAATCAGCGTCAATGTCGAGGGCGCGTACAATGCCATTTTCATCAGGGTTATGGTCACTCTTAGGAGAGTGAGCCTTGTGCTGTGGCGATGCAATACTGCCATCGGAACGTCTATCTCTATCGGGAAACGCATCGTCAACCTGCTCTCTGAGCTGTTGCCCTGCTTTGCATAACTTAGCCAAGTAACGCCTTTGCCTCTTCTTCGGTTAATCCAAGTTTGGATAGGACTTCTGCCTTAGCCGCAGCTTTCGCAATAGCCTCAGCTTCTTCCTGAGCCTTCTGTTCGGCATACGCCAAAGCATCTGCCTCTCGCTGTGCGATTTCCTCGGCTGTTAGTTCAACCTCGGTGACTGTTCCTGTTGAACAATCTACTATGACTTTGTGCATTGTTTTCCTTTCCTAACTGTTCTTGATTCCGTAAAGTGTGGCGGTGGAGTATTGGACGAAGTTGCCTGCGGTAGTGGGAGTAAAAGCAATACTTGTTATAGCAGCAGAATTACTCCATAAACCAGCAGTTAAACCCGTCAAAGCCTGCGTTGCATTGTTTTCGGTTACTTGGTCAATACTTACTGACTTATTATTAGAACTTGTATAATTAGGTATGTAAATCAAAATGTTACCAAAAGTATTAGCAGTAGCAACACCACTATTAACGCTTCTAATAATAATTCCAGTATCGCTTTCGCTAAGACTTGCAGCACTAGAGCCAGTTCCATAAAGTAATATATCTGTATAATTTGTAGTAGAACTATTAAATTTCATACGCAAATCAGACCAACTGGGAGCGCCCCCAGGTTGTCGTGTGCTAATAAATAAAGATAAGTCTGTATAAGTCTGGGGAATACTGGTAAATTCAATATTCGCCGCCCCACCTGCTCCTACTTCTACTGTGGCTATTGCTTCATATGTGGTTGCCATAGTTAAGCCGCCTTTATGCCGTAGAGGGTGAAGGTTGAGCCGGATTTCAGACTAAATCCACCATCTACAACAAAAGAAATAGAAGTGACGGCGCTGGTGCTTCTCCAACAAGAAACCCAAGATGAAACCTGACTTGATGCTTGACTATCTCTACTGATAGAAGTTTTGTAGGTTGTAGCGTTGGAATAGTTCATAAAGTTTCCAATATAAACGCCGCGAGAACTTGAATTACCTTGTCCCAATCTTCCCGAAGTGGTGTTCGTTTCCCGATAACTAGATGCAGATGAGCCATCGCCTTTCAGCAAGGTGACACTATAATTAGTTGCTGAATCACTATTAAATCGGAAATTGAGATTTGCCGTTCCTGTCAGCCAAGCATCGCACACCGCGATAATGTCGGTATAACCTGAAATGGAACTAAATGTGACGGATGCAGTATCGCTTCCTAGCGTTGTCGTTGCTATCGGTTCATAAGTCGTAGCCATTATGCACCTTTGATTCCGTAGAGGGCGAAGTGGGAGTATTGGGCAAAATTTCCAGAAGTTGGAACTAATTTAACAGAAGTGATAGCCGATGTGCTCATCCATAAACCAGAAGCCAAGCGGATTTGTCCACTTCCGTTGTTATCAAAACCTGCTAAATTTCTGACAGTCTTATATTTATTGGTGCTCCGATAATCTAAAACATCTATCACAGCAGAACCAAAAACACTAGCGGTAGCATTTCCGCCAGCAAGTGATGAAATGGAAGCATAATAATTTCCATCTAGCGCATAAGCAAAAACGGATGCTCCATCGCCGTAAAGACCGTGACCGTAGTAATTTCCAGTCGTTGTATCAGAATTAAATTGAACTACACATCCGCCACCTACCGATGCAGTTGTTGTTCTTGCCAAACCTCTAATCTGTAAATGAGCATAGGTTGATGGAATTGATGAAAAAGTAACTGTTGAAGAACCACCTGCGCCGACTGTGACTGTGGCGATACTTTCAAAACTGCCAGCGCCAGCAGCCGCAGCGCCGGATTCAAAGATGCTTATTACGTTATTAAGCAACTGCGCCCACCACAGTCCAAGCGTTCGCAGCAGTCTTAATCGCTGCCGCGCTCTT